TTTTTTATTTTGTGGTGTCTACACATATAATTCAAAGAGCTGTGATGTCACCAAAGGAGGAATTAGACGTATTATGGGAACTATATTAAAAAGTAATAGTGAAAATAGAGCACTAGAGGTAGTATCACATGTCAATAACTCTGTTGACAATATTTTGAGAGACAATAGAATCCCAAAAGAAACAGAATCTACTCTTTTTCACCCTAATCCTGACATTGGAATGTCCGGGCGAGCAGGAAGACTATTATTTAACAGACTTTGCTCTACTGTAGGCACATCTTATTTAGAGGCAGGAACAGCCGGCGGATCGATGTTCTGCTCTGCAGCACACAAAAACGACCACACAAAAAATCAGTTTGTGGGGTTTGATTTATTTCATGATAAGGTTATTTCAAACTGTCGAATAAACTTTACAGAAATGTTTTCAAAAAACTTTAAAGAGTATGTTGGAAATCCTGCAGAAATGCACGGTGTTTATCATGCTCTAAAAGGAAATTACTTTGAAATTGATTTAGTCGATTTTTTTGAAAGAAGAAACCTGCAGAAAGTAAATTTTTATTTTTACGATGCCGATCATACTTTTGAAGCCACATACTATTCTCTAATACACACCATAGATGTGCTAGATGAAGTTTTTATCTATGCAGTTGATGATTGGAATGATCGTAATATTAGAAAAGGCGCATTCAATTCGATAAAAGATCTAGGATTGAAAATTCATGGATACTGGCCATTGCATTCTTTATCTGGTGACATGTGGCTCAATGTGCCGAAAGAGATAAGACTCAAGGATTATGAAAAGTGGTTTGGTGACTATACTAGATTTTATAACGGTATTGGAGTTTTTGTCTTAGAGAAAAATGACAAATCTTTTTTTGAAATAGCAAAAAAAAGAAATTTGAATTATTTATCCATGAAGAACATACCAGAATTTGCATGGAGTGATCCTATCTTAGTAAATCTGTCTAGTCTAAACCTAGTACCAGGCATAGTTTTAGATTGGCACAGACAAAATATTAGAAGTACACAAGAAGTTCAAATAAAAGACATTATTTAGCAGGCAGTATTAGAAGTAAAGATTTCGATTATACTTTGTGATCTTTATTTTCTCAATGACGCTGATATTGTGAAAACGCTCTCGACATTAGAATATTTAGTGACATATGCATTTAGCATAAGGAGATATATAAATGGCAATTTTTGACAAAAAGAAAAAAACCGAAAAACCTGCAGATACTGCTGCAGTCAAGAAGACAACTGCGAAGAAGAAGGCACCGGCTGCAAAAAAGTCGACCATCGCAGAAGCGACGTCAACAGGGCGCCTAACCACAGACGAAAAACTAACCCAATTCATCTCTAAGGTCGAGGGCCTTATATCTGATATTTCGCCCGCGTGCGAAAAAAGTGCGGGATTTGCAGGGACAATTCGCCGCGATCAGCGAAGAAGACTTAAAGCGCTCGCAGAAAAACTTGGCAGTATTTTAGACTAATTTTGTCTATGCTTTTCGAGCAGTGGGTTCCTAGCAGATTGTAGACATTTGTTTTGAGAGATCGTGTTTTTTATCTATTTCTCTAATATTTGGGGCACTTCTTTTTAGCGGTGCCTCTTTTTTTTGCTCTTTTGCAATCTAGATCAAAAATTCAAGAAGTCAATAATTAAAAGTACAGTTCTTATATTATGAAAACGAAAAAAAATACCACTAGAAGCAAGAGCATTTCAAGGCTGCACAGCTTGGTCAATGAACTAAGCGACAGAGATGACCAGTTAAAAAAAGATATGCGTCTTTTTGAGGAATTTTTTGAAACTTTTCCTATTCCTGTAACAATGTGGTCCATATCACTGGAAAAAACTATTTTGTCAAAAAGAGGAAACGGGTTTGTAGCACATAAAGCTGACTGCTTAGAGAATTTATTTCTCTGCTCAGAAGTAAAAAGTTTGTCTATAGATAAACACGAGAAGGCACTTTTAGGAGAAAAAGTTGATTATTTCGCTAAATCTAAGGGCAGTGTTTTTTATGTCAAGCTTCTTCCTCGGAGAGATGAGGGCGGAAAAGTTTGTGGAGTTACGGGAGTTTCTTGGGATGTCACATCAAACGCGATAATACTTTCTTGTCTTGAAGATATTTTTGAAGTAACACAAGACAAAAGAGGTGAATACAAAAAAATCCACCAAAAGGCAGAAAGAGCACTAAGCTCGAGTAGACTGCGACATTTGTTGCTGGAGAGTGAGGAAGAGTAATGGCAGGTGACCAGCAAAACGGTTGGAATGAATACTCTAGACTGGTATTAAAAGAACTCGAAACGCTATCAGACGGAATTGAAGGCTTGAAAGATGAGCTGCAAGACGTAAAGCAAGAAATTGCCAAAATGCAAGTTCGAGAAGACAAAGTAGATGAGCTCAAATCGTGGAAGGAGAAAGTAGACGAAGTGTACTCTCCTAGCCAAATGAAAGACCTTAGAGAGCAAGTTGCTGAATTAGAAAAGTTCAAAACAAAAGCAATTACTGTCTTTGCTGTGATTCAGTTTTTGATGGCGACGATACTTTTCATAGAGAAATTCGTTTAGTATAAAAAACATCTTGAAAGATATTTAGTCATTGGAGAACTCGATGACTAGCTTTTTGAACACACTCAACCCCACCCCGTTTGGTTTTTTTGACAGCGATAGCGACTTTCAAAAAGAAGCTGATTCGATGGTCACGTTTGTCAAGCGAAAACTGGGCGACGATGTTCTAAGTGTTGAGCTGACAAAAAAGCAGATATGGGCATGTTTCGAAGAATCGTTTTGTGAATACGGTTCCCTCATAAACAAGTACCAAATAAAATCTCAGCTTGCAAACCTTTTAGGGTTTGCCACTGGAAGCCTAGAGGGGTTTGAACAAAGATTCCCTAGGGAAAATTTGGAATTTATGCTTCGAAGGGCAGAACCTTATGCTATGGAGGCAGGGCTTGGCGGGTCTTACGATGCTGTATCCGGATCAATACAGCTTGTAAAAGACAAGCAGGACTATGATTTGTACTCTGATCTGGTTGACGGAGACGGAAACACACTGTTTGAGAATGTGCTTAATACGTCGGGAACAAAAATGAAAATTATGGAAGTTTTCCATTTTTCTGGCCAGGCTGCATATCGATTTTTTGACACGACAAGCGCAATCAATTATTTGAACAATGAGTTCTCGTTTGAGTCTTTTACTCCCGAGACAGTTTTTTATGTCTTACCTGTTTTTGAAGACATTCTTAGGGGCGGCCAACTTGACATGTCAAATCGTGTGAGAAGATCAAATTACTCATACAAAATTATTGGGAAAAATATAAGAATTTTTCCAAAACCCACACAAGATGATCCTAAGAAACTTTGGATAAGAGTTCAATTTAGTCCCGATCCCATGAATCCTGGAATTAATGACCCTGGAATTTATGGAGTTTCAAACATGTCCAATGTGCCGTTTGGCAATTTGCAATTTACAAGAGTCAATTCTGTTGGCAGGCAGTGGGTTCGCCAATACACAGTTGCCCTAGCAAAAGAACTTTTAGGGTTGATTAGAAGTAAGTTTTCTTCTGTTCCAATTCCGGGAGGAGATTTGCAACTTAACGGTGCAGATCTAATCAGCCAAGGAAGAGAAGAGAAAGAAAATCTAAAGACAAAATTAGCAGAAATGCTTGAAGAATTGACTTACAGTAAGATGCTTGAAGATGAAGCAGCAGCTGCTGATAGTCTTACAACAATTCTCAAGAAAATTCCCATACCCAACGGCAAAGCAATATTCATTGGGTAACGAACTATGTCTAGGCTTTTTTTAACACCAAGAGAAATTGACTTTATAAACGATGTCAACAAAGAGATTATCAAAGATGTCGTAGGGCAAAGGATATACTACTATTCAATTCGAACAGATATAACTAAAATACACGATGTGTATGAGGAAGCTCCCGACAAGGTGTTTAATCCTCCGATAGAGATTGAAGCTCGAGTAGAATACCAGCCCGAAGGGATTAGCACCGGAAGGTTTGGAACAGAGGGCACATACGACATCAACGTTTATTTGCACAATAGAGATTTGCTTGACAGAAATATCGATGTTCGCATAGGAGACTACTTTTCTTACGACGCGACTTTTTTCGAAATAGCAACAGTGCAAGTTGAATCAACAGTTTACGGTCAAATTGAGCATGCAATGGGCGTCCAACTTCTTGGAAAACAGGCAAGAATGGGACTCATTGATAGAGATCCAAATGGTCCGACTGATGAGAGTTATACAGACCCCGGAGCAGTTCAGGAAACATTTGTGCAACAGAGAGGGTTCAAAGAGAATCGGCTGGGAGAAACTGCAGACAAAAGAGCGCTACAGGAGAACGGAACACTTGACAAGCCCATATCTGGTCCTGCTGAAGTTTCTCCTAGAGCAGATGAAAACGAAGGAATCAAATCCTCTTTTTATGATGAGAGCTAAAGATGAGTACTAGAGAGACAACTGAGGCCCTCACACAGGGTTCAATACCAACAAGAGAAGATAATACCTCAGATGCATTTCTAGAGCTTCCCAGCTGTACAATTGAAGACATTGACAGGTCAGTTTTTGAGCTTTTTGACAAAGACCTTCCCATCCACTACAAATACAAAAAGAAAACTCGTCGTGTTCCTGTAGTTTTCGCTGCAGGAGAAAGATTTGCTCTAATTGCAAGAAAGCAACCGCTCAGGGATAAAAACAACGCACTTATTCTTCCTGTTCTCTCCATAATGAGAACTGATATTGTTGCTTCAAATGACATGGGACTTTCTTCAAACCAATCAGTTCCTCATGTAATAAAGAAGTCACTTTCTAGAAAAGATCCCAGATATCAAAGAATCATCAATAAGTTGGGACTAAAAAACTCTGATGACATGCCCTCTACAGAAGCTTTTATTGACACAACAAGCAAGAATAAGCAGGGTGCACTTCCCGGGAGAGTGGCATCAAGAAGAACATCTTCAATGGTTCCTTTGGGTGTCCGAAGAGGAGATCTTCTTGAGCCTGATCTCAACAGAAACATAACTGAAATTATTGAAATGCCCCCTGTCCAATTTATAACTGCTACATATGAAATTACGGTTTGGGCACAGTATGTTCAGCAGATGAATGACATTATCATGGCTGTAATGTCAAACATGCAAAGCTATGGTGGAAGAACTTTTCGACTAGAAACTAAAAAAGGGTACAGATTTACAGCATTTTTAGATTCTAATTTCAGCGCCGGAAATAATTTTGAAGACTTTACAGAAGATGAAAGAATCATCAGAACCAGCTTTAGCCTAAAAGTTCCAGGATATTTACTGGGGGAAACTTATCCCGGAGCACCCAATAGACTTAGATCAAAAGCATCCTCACCAGAACTTATGTTTGAGATGAACTTTTTGGCAGGGGAAGTTGTAAGCGACACAAATATTTCAGGTATACCTAGCAATAACCCAAATGATTACATTCTTGACAACAGATCTATCGAAGCCCCTCTACCTGGGCAAACTATTGGTGGAGCTGTTTCAAGATCACCAACAGATCCCAGACAGCCCGGTGCTTCAAATATGAAGCAAGAGGACACAGCATTGATTGGCGGTGCGTCTAACGACATAATTGCCTATCCAACAAATTATGCAAGTGGCTCTGTTGAAAGAGGGGGAAGCGGAACTCCCGTTAGAACATCTGTTGTAAAGACAGAAACAGATCCTTTTACAGGAAAAATTGTTGAAGAGCGCTCTTATGTAGCGACAAGAACGAGCAGAAATGGTGAAGTTGTCTACAGAGAGATTATTTAGAAGGAAAGAAAACACAATGAAGACTTTAGAAGAACTTAGTAAAGATTTCCGGAGCATTTTGCTTTCTGGCAGATACTTACACTAGAGCTTCGTAAGTAAACGAACAGGAGAAGACATGGCAGAGCAGACATTTAGATCGCCAGGATTTTTCGATCAGGAGATCGACCTCTCCGGCCGACAGACACAGGCGTCAGGAATTCCGGCAGGAATTGTTGGAACATCACAAAAAGGGCCTGCGTTTGTTCCGGTTACAGTTGGTTCATTCGCTGATTTTGAGGCAAAGTTTGGTTCCCTAGATCCTAAAAGGTTCGGACCGTACGCAGCTGAAAAGTGGCTAAAGAATAGATCAGCATGTACATACGTGAGAGTGTTAGGAGCCGGCGCAAACGAGACAACAACCCACATTGAAAATACTAGATCCGCAGGAATCGTTTCAAATGCAGGATTTAGAGTGTCGGGGTCAGTATCAGCTGACGACGAGGCAATCTTGACAGAGCAAGGTGGTGTGCAGTTCATTGTTGCAAAGCACAATGCTGTTGAAGATGAGGCTGTAGGATTTCCGGTCTTTACAGACAACGACAGCGTGGGATCAGCAAATGAAGTAAACCTGATCAGAGGAATGGTCCTGATGGCATCGGGAACGAGGCTTCTGACGATAGATCACGATGCCAACTGGAGTTCAGCTTCCCCTGATGAGGGGAAAGCAGTACAGTCAAGGGTCGGTGCAATTGGAGAGTCTGCTCTAAGTACTGCAAAATACTTCAAGCTAATTTTAAGCTCCACAGCCGGCGCAGGATACGGAAATGATGAGGCGGCTGGTCTTAGAATTCTTTCTGCGACTCTTGATCCCAACGATGGTGCATACATCGGAAAAATCTTGAACACAGATCCTAGACGATTCCAAACAGAGCAGCACTTGCTGCTAGCAGATTTTGCTGTTGAGCACGATCTAGCACCTGTAATTGCCGGTGCTGATTTGGAAGGAGTTGAAACTGTAGCAATAATGTCAGGTAATGACTATGCCTCGAGCGAAAAGGATCCGCTAAGCAACACATTCCTAGAGCTATTTGGAAGGTTTGACACAAGATACACAACACCTAGAACAACTTCATTCATTTCGCAGCCATTTGGTAAAGCTGAGTTTGATTTATTTCATTTTGAAACAATAGACGACGGCGCCTACGCAAATGAAAAATTCAAAGTTTCAATTGCAGGCCTCAAGGCGTCAACAAACAAAAAGCAGCCGTTTGGATCATTTGAAGTTCAAATTAGATCTTTTGAGGACACCGACGGCAACTCACAGATCTTAGAAAGGTACCCAAACTGCTCACTTGATCCTAATTCTGATCGATACGTCGCACGACTAGTTGGTGATAAAAAAGTTAGGTTTGACTTTGATCAAGAAGATCCGGACGAAAGAAGGCTAGTTGTAACAGGAAAATATCCTAATATTTCTTCTCGAGTTAGAATTGTGATGAACGAACAAGTCACTAAAGAACAGGTTCCAAAAGAATCTCTTCCGTTTGGCTTTAGGGGAATTCCTGTTATAAAAACAACTGATACGTTGACGGACTCTGATACAACAGTTCTTGCACAGGGAGGAACGACATACGGATCAGCCAGAGGAAGATTGGCGCGCCCGCCCTTGGGCAACTCAGGGTCAATCGTTCCCCCGCTTCCGTTTAGAGTTAAAGTGACTCGTGGGCCAGTAAAGTCTTCTAATACTGAGTTCCTTGGTCATCCTGGCGATGACGAGAGAGTTGACGGAAGGCTTTACTGGGGTGTAAAGACTACACTCCTTCCTGTATCTTCTTCGACAGACACCGTCAACGGAATTGCTGCAGCAGCTAGAGATGCAAATAAGGGTTCCGGAGTCAATCCGCTGGTTAGAGCGTACACAAAATTCCAAGGAATTCAAAAGCTCGATGCACTAGTCACAGGATCGGGCAAAGATGCTTTCAACAATAACAAGTTTACTCTGGCTCGAGTGGCTCTCTATAACACTACTACAACATTAGCAGGAGTGACAACAGCCGTAACAGGAACTGCGAAAGAGCACATGGTTCAGGCAGCATATGTTAGAAACGGAGCGCCGAATACAACAACCTATACGGTTAATGATGGAACCCTGTCTAACAGAATTACTCTCGCCTCGCTCGTCGCGACGTCGTCACAGCTCTTCAATAGATTTACTGGGTTTGCCAAGTTCACCAATCTATTTTATGGTGGGTTTGACGGAGTAAACATCTTAGACGAAGACCAGTTCTACTTTAGAGATAGGGCACTTTCGGCAGACACAGGCGGAAAAAATGTGTCAACTGCTAATTCACAGGATATAGGTCTCGCTCTCCAGACGGGAGGCGAAGGCCGAAGAAACAACAATGTCTTTTCAGTGCAAAAAGCAGTTGAAATTATAACAAATCCCGTGACTTCAAAAATCAACCTTCTTGCGGTCCCGGGAATTAGAGATCCTTACGTTACAGATCATGCAGCACAGTCTGTCAAGGACTACGGCATGGCAATGTACGTAATGGATATGCCTGAGTACGACATGGACAACGCTAGACTGTACGATGACTCAGCTAACAGATCGAGCTCGGAAAAAACTATTGATAATTTTGAAGGAAGAGCTATTGACAACAACTATGTTGCAACGTACTTCCCGAATGTAGACATCACGGATGATGTCAACAATAGAATAGTTCAGGTTCCTGCTTCTGTGGCAGCAATCGGTGCTCTTGGTTTCAACGACAGATCAGAAAATGTTTGGTTTGCACCTGCAGGATTTAGCAGGGGCGCACTTGATTTTGTGACAAATGTCGAAAATAGGCTTTCTTCAAATGATAGAGATGACCTTTATGATGCCAGGATCAATCCAATTGCAACATTCCCACGTGCAGGATTTGTTATATTCGGTCAAAAGACATTGCAAGTCGCACAAAGTGCTTTAGATAGAATAAATGTTAGAAGAATGCTTCTTGATGTCAAGCGTAGAATTAGCAACATCGCTAAAAACCTTGTTTTCGAACAAAACAACGCATCGACTCGAAACAGGTTTGTTAGTGATGCTGTCTTGCAGCTGACTGCTGTACAAGCTGGGCAAGGAATTGAGGCATTTAGCGTAGTTTGCGATGATACGAACAATACAACGGCAGATATTGAACAAAATAGAATGAGGGGCACCATAAAGGTTGTGCCGACTCGAGCCGTTGAATTCATCGCAGTTGATTTCATTATCACGAATAGTGGCGTGAGCTTCGAGTAAATGATAAGTAGATATAAGCAGGAGAAAAAATGGCAGAGTTAACATTTCCAGTTAGCCCCGGGGTGATAACGCGGGAGATAGACCTTTCAGGACCCACTCAAATAGGACCCACCGGTGTTCCAGCTGGTGTTATTGGCACTGCTGTCAGAGGACCTGCATTTGTGCCTGTGACGGTCGCCACCTTCCAAGACTTCATCTCAGTTTTTGGTAACTCGGACGGGAAAAAATTTGGTCCGATGGCTATGAGAGAATGGCTTAGAAACGCAAACGCCGGAACTTTTGTAAGAGTTCTTGGCGTGGGAGACGGAACAGCTAGAAAAGAATCAGGTGACAATGTCGGCCGCGTAAATAACGCAGGGTTCGTCGTAGGATCAGAGCTCCCAAAAGAAAACGGTCTCTTGGGAAACAACAGCTTTGCCGGAGAACTTAATGAACACTCACCAGAGGGACGTACCTACGCACTTGTCACACTAATGTCAGAATCAGCTGGCTCTACTGTGTTTACAGATGCAGGTTGTTTCAAAAAGTCGGCTGACGCTGCCTGGCCTATCTTGAGAGGCGTTTTGATGGCACCCTCGGGAGTTGTGTTAGGTCTTAGTTCGACACTTGAAGGAAACAACACAGCTGTTAGCGCTAACTCCGCGTTTGGAACGTTCGGAGCTGCAAAGGATGGCGGAGCATCTTACGGAACCATTGACACATCAAACAACCAGTTTGTAGTTTTGGTAAACGGTCTAAAACCAAGCGACCAGTACGATAATGTCCTGACCGCCTCTATGAACCCTGATGATCCTAACTACTTTGTCAATGTTTTCAACACAGATCCTACAAAAGTTCAAGATGCTGGGCACCTCCTGTATGCTCACTATGACATACTGCCTTCGATGGCAGTTGTTACAGGGTCGGGAAGAATCGCGGTATGTGGCACCACAGAGGAAGACGCAGTCTTTCTAATGAACACTACACAAAATAGAAATGTGGGTACTGTAAATGATGTGCCCAACGATGAAGTAGGTGTTCCTAACTATGAAAACTTTGAAGATAGATTTTCATCAGCATTTTCTCCCTATGTTGTGTCACAAAAATTTGGCACCTCCAATACGGATCTTTTCAAGTTCAACACCCTGTCAGATGGGGCTATTGGCTCCGGAGAGTTCAAGGTAACGATTGAAAACATTAAAGCATCCAACAAGGCCAATAACAAGTACGGCACATTTGATGTGCTGATTCGACGGTTCATGGACAACGATCTAAATCCAGAAGTTGTTGAGTCTTTTAGAGGGTGTAGTCTAGACGCAACATCTGATAATTACATCGCCAAAAGAATCGGAGATAGAAACACATTCTATGACTTTGATGCAGCAGCTGGATCACAAAAAATTGTAGTTGAGGGTGACTACCCTAATGTTTCTAACTTTGTTAGAGTTACAATAAGTGATCCACTCAAGAACGGATCGGTTGACGCCACAGCATTGCCCACTGGATTTAGAGGTCTTTACCACTTGGTGACATCTGGAACAGCAGACGGTGCGACATCAATCTTCTCGGGTTCGCACACAGCAATCACAGCCCACGAAAATCACTTGATGGAGCAGGGCTTCCTCAAGAACGTAGTGCAACCTCCTGTTCCGCTTCGAGAATCTTTATCAACAGGGTTGTCACCCAGGAAAAACTTGCAATCTGCGTTTACGTGGGGCGTCCAGTTTGAACTAAAATCTTCACCAACTGAGCCCAATAAGGAAGAAAGAATTGACTCTTCGCTGTTGTCTTTCACAAAATTCTTCCCGAGCTTTATGACAAGCATACAAAATGTTTGGCAGGGAGACAATGCTGGCACCGCAAAACTAGGAGGCGCTGTTCAGGATGCTGACCAGTTCAACAGAAACTTCTTTTCTCTGGAAAGAGTTGAGGTTATTACCAATTCAGCAGACAGACCTGATCCGGTACAGTGGGCCGCCGCGGCATACCGCCGGGACGGAGTCCAGATCGGAACTCTCACAGACAGAGATGGGACCGCCGGCGTTTCATCACGACTTTTGGATCCCACAAAAGACTTTTCGCATGTTCCAACTCAGAAATACCTAAAGTTCACTTTCCCACTAATCGGCGGATTTGACGGTGTCAACATTCTTGATGAAGAAAAATCAAAAATCAGTGACATTGCTGCTCGTCGTGAAATGGATGATTCGAACCAGGGTGGAAAAGACGGTCCTACAGTTGCTGCCTACAGAAAAGCTGTTGACCTTATGGAGGCGAAGCAAGATGTTGATATTCAGCTTCTTGCAATACCCGGATTACGTCATCCAGCAATTACTGACTATGCAATTGAAGCAACAGAGCGAAGATTTGATGCTCTCTTCATCATGGACATTGAAGAAAAAGATGAAGTCGACGCATTCATTACAGGATCGGTTCAGGTTCCAAGTGTCGTAAACACAATAAATAAATTTGCTGGAAGAGCCTTAGACACATCGTTCGCTGCAGCATACTATCCGGACATTGTGATAGCAGACCCGGCAACTCGAACAAACGTTAAGGCACCACCCTCAGCTGTTGTTTTGGGTGCATTCTCACTAAATGATGCTGTTGGCTTCCCGTTTTTGGCTCCGGCAGGATTCACGAGAGGGGCTTTGGCCTCCGCGATTTATCCGGGTGTTGAGCTGCTTCAGCAGAATAGAGACGATCTTTACACTGCAGACATCAACCCGATCATTGGTGATGTAACAAGATCGTCCGGTGTGACAGTGTTCGGACAGAAAACTCTTCTGGCAGCACAAAGTGCTCTTGACAGGGTGAACGTAAGACGTCTTTTGATAGACGTGCGTAGAAAAGTTAGAAATGTTGCAAGAACTTTCTTGTTCGAGCCTAACCAGGCAGCAACAATTGCAGCATTTCAATCTAGAGTCAGCCCAATTCTAAAGGACATCCAGTCTCAGGGCGGTCTAGATCGCTTCAAGGTAATAATCGATACAACCACCACGACACAGGCGGACATCGAGAACAATACGATCCGTGGTCGCATATTCTTGCAGCCGACAAGATCAGTTGAATTTGTGTCACTTGACTTTGTTGTTAGTAACAGCATCTAAATTTGATTACTGCATATTTATATGCACAGCTAGGAGATTAAAATGGCAGAAACACTCGCAGTTACAGATATGCTACCCAATAAGTTTGAGCCCAAAAGACAGTTTAGATGGGTTCTGGCTATTGAGGGCATTGACGCTTTTATTATTAAGACGGCATCACGTCCTAACGTTTCAATTGAAGAGGTTGAGATTCCCTATCTCAATCACAAGAGGTACATTGCTGGAAAAGCTTCTTTTGAAACTCTGTCAGTGACACTTCACGATCCGATCGCTCCCTCCGGCGCACAGCAAGTTATGGAGTGGATCAGAACTCATTTTGAGTCTGTTTCGGGACGTGCAGGGTATGCTGACTTTTACAAAAGAGACATTCAGCTCAAGATGCTTGACCCAATTGGGACTGTTGTTGAGCTTTGGGACATCAAGGGCGGATTTTTGACCGCCGCGGACTTTGGTTCTCTAGACTATGGAGCTTCCGATCCGTCAGAAATTTCTCTTACAATTCGTTTTGATAACTGCGTCCTGCAGTACTAATCAATACAAATAAAAGCTGTGCGAAAAGGGTGGTAAGTTTTTACCACCCTTTTTTTTTACACTTTCTTGATTAAGACAAACAATAAGAGTGATATACGTATTAGTGTTCAATAGGAGTCTAAATTGAGTGATAATAGAGATGGCAACGCGGTTTTTACTGCACAGCAAGCAGAAATGAAGGGATTTACAACCCGAAACGTAATGAAAGACGATTTCGGAATGGAGGTCCCCGTAGAGTCAGTACCCCTTCCTTCTAGAGGGCTTATTTACCCGGTAGACAGTTCGTCTCACAACCGAGAGACAATTGAAATTAAAGCAATGACTGCTAGAGAAGAGGACATTCTTACGTCCAGGGCACTCATTAAAAAAGGAACTGTCATCACCCAGCTAATAAAATCATGTATCGTCGATAAGAGCATAAACGTAGAAGCTTTGATATCGGGAGATAGAAATGCGCTCATGACAGCGATTCGAATCACAGGGTACGGAGCTGACTATAAAGTTAGCGTAGATTGTCCTGAATGTGGTGAAAATGTTGAGCACGAATTTGATTTGTCAAATATGCCTATCAAGGGTCTAAAAATATCTCCGACTGCTCCAGGCGAAAATTCTTTTGAGTTTGATCTACCGATCTCAAAAAAGAAAGTTATTTTTCGATTCTTGACAGGTAAAGACGAAAGGCTGATGTCAATAGAGGCAGAAAGAAGAAAAAAGAAGAAGCTCGGCGGAGACGTGGACAACTTTGTCACCAGTCGTCTTCTCAACAGTATTGTTTCGGTTGACGGCATTGAAGATAAAAATAAAATTGCAACTTTTGTCAAAAATATGCCTGCACGAGACAGTAGAATGCTTAGAAAGTTCATTGATGATAATGAGCCCGGCATTGACATGAAGGGCTGGCTATCTTGCCCCGCTTGCTATGAAGAGTCGGAGGTGAGCTTGCCAATTGGCGCTAACTTTTTTTGGCCTGACGCCTAGCGACAAAGAAATATTTTTAGAGCCCACTTTCTCCCTAATGTACTACATGGGTTTTACGTACACAGAGTGCATGAATCTTCCTGTATGGCAAAGAAAGTGGTTTCTTGACCGCATAATACAAGAAATGAAGGCATCAAACGGTGAGAAGTCTAGAGCAGCACATGCAAATGATGCACAATCTAGAGCTTACTCCGGAAGATCACGAGCAGAAGTTCCTGCTAAATTGAGGCGGTTTACCTAGTTTGACTTTTAGATATTTACAAAGGTCATGTCAGATTTATCGCAACAAGTACAGTTACAGCAGCAGCTAAACTCTGCCATCCAAGAAAGAAATGCTCTTTTAGAGCAGCAAAATAGGCTGCTAACGACCCAGTCAAGTCTGGCAGGTCAGCTCAATACAGCTAACAGTACTGCAAATTCAACACAGGGCATTCGAAACATGACGTCTGCCCTGCGTGATAATCGTGATGAGATGCGTGACAGCATCGACGACGTCAACGAAATGAAAGAAGCGCTAGATGAAGCCGCCGACGCAGCTGAAGACGCCGCAGGCGCCGGAGGTTTTGGAGGTTTGGGAGGTGCTTTTAGTAAATTTACAAGCATCCTGTCAGGCGGCCTCGGTGTTCTAAAGGGAGTCGGAAGCGCAGTTCTGGGTATCGGTGCTTCTCTGGCAAAGGCTGCTTTTTCGATCTTTACATTTCCGTTCAAGCTGTTCTCAGGTCTTATTGATTTAGCACAACAGGGAGGCGGAGGCAGACCTCTAGCTGAGGCATACGAAGAAGTCAGAGATGTGTTCGGTGACATAAAGTCAGGACCGGGCAAACAGATTATCGGCACATTCAAGGAGATCAGAGCTAAAGGAAGAGACTTAGCCGGAACAGGTCTAAAGATTAAAAGTGTGTTTGGGTACGGTCGCCAGGGCTTGGCAGAAATGCTAAAAGACCTGAACGAGCTGGGCAAAGAAGCGGGAGACAACTTTGCTCGTCTTGCTGTGCACTTTAAGAAAATGAGAGACAAGGCAATCGTCTTTCAGCGTGGCCTAGGGCTTTCTAAACAGGAGTTCGGTGAGCTAGCTGCCATTGCGGAATCTCGCGGTCAAGATATTGAAAAATATATGACAAACTTCAGCGCGACTGCAGTTCGCACTGCTAAGGCATTTGGGCTAGGTGTAAAAGATGTCGCCAAAGGCATGAAGGAGCTGAATCTAGATGTTGAAAACTTTGGTCACTTAGGGCCTGAAGCATTCGCGCCAATTACAGTCTACGCTAGAAAGCTCGGCCTTGAGATAAAAGATATGGCCGGTGTGATGGGCAAGTTTGCAGGATTTGCTGACACGACTGAGGCTGCATCAAAAATGTCTCAGGCGTTCGGAATGAATGTTGATGCCATGCAGCTAATGGCGGCACAGAATCCGGCAGAAAAGATAGACATTCTCAGAAGCGCTTTTTACAAGACGGGTAAAGATCTGAAAAGCATGACTTACCAACAGCGTCAGTACTTGGCGACTCTAACAGGCTTGGAGGGTAAGTCACTCGAGGCTGCTTTTGCGCTGGATAAGCAGGGTGTGGGTTACGCAAACATCAAGAAGAGCGCAGAAAAAGCCAACAAAAAGCAGATGGACCAGAAGAAAGTTCTCAAAGAGCTTTCTAAGGGAATAAAACGTCTAATTCAGACGATGAGCGCACCCAAGGCAAAAGGTTTCTTCGATGCCTTTGTCCAAGGCTTTGAAAAGGGCGTAATGCGCTCCAAAGAGTTTAGAGACGTAATGATCCACATTAGATCTGGTCTCCGCCAAATGAGATACTTTGGAATGAGGGTCGGAAAAATGTTCGTCAAGTATTTCCCGGGCATTAAGAAAATGCTCGAGGGAATTGCTGAGTTCTTGGAGCCCGGAAAGTTTCGAAGATTTATTGATGTTGTTGAGCCGCTATTCAAAACTCTTTTTGAGACAGGAAATTTTAAGGAATTTGGAAAACAGGCTCTCGCAGCCCTCACCACCACGTTTGAGGGAGACGGGATTGCCAAGGTTTTTGATGGGTTCATGGAATTCTCAAAGCACATGTCAAAAATTATTGGCTCTGCTTTGGAGTTTCTTTTTAGCTTGATGGCCGAAAAGATTCTGCCCGCAATTAGAAAATTCTTCAAGAAGGTCAACGATGATGTAAAGAGCGGAGAGTCAAGAACCCACCTGGAGTCATTCCTCAAAAATATCGATGAGGTCTTGAGAACGTCAGACTTCGGAAAGGCGGTGCTAGACATATTTGCCCCCATTATCAATGCTTTCCAAAGTGAAGATTTTTCAAATATGATCAAGGGATTCGAGAGCACCTGGAAAGAGATGGAAGATACCGTCATTGAGATCGCTGAAAAAATTGGAGAGGCATTCTTCAAAGGCTTCATGGGCTACATCACCGTTGCCCTCGCGGCGTCATTCGGTCCCGCCCTCCTAATGGGAGGGATCAAGATGTTTGGCACAGGCATCGCAGCTGCTTTCAAGCCAGGCGGACTAATCTTCAGGGCATTCACCGGTCTCAAGAACATAATATTGGGACTACGTTCAACCATGGTATCTGCGTTCGCGGCCTTCACGATTGCGGGAAGCGGCGTTGCGGGCGCCTGGGGTGCGTTGAAAATAGTCTTAGGCGGGGTCATAAAGGCTTTCTGGCCTCTTCAAGTGATTATTGGTGCCATCAACGGTTTGATGTTCGCCTTCGACGAAAATGTCAAGGGCGTGGGGCAAACAATCGCCGCTTTCGGCCTAGGGTTTTTGGAGACATTCACATTTGGATTAGGGTCCGCAACAGAAGCATTTGACTTCTATTTTGACACAAACGTCACTGGACAAAAGATTGTCCGAGAGCAACAAGATAACTTCAATAGACACCAGCAGGAATGGCTGGAGGCTAATTCTCACTATTTTGATCAAAACAAGGAGAAGATCGAGGCATTAGCCGCTACCCTGGCCGGCGCCTCGAACGAAATTGACATGCTGGCTGTAAAGCTGGAGAGTAAACTAGATCCTGCACAAAAGACAGCGCTAACTCAAAGCGCCAAAATTCTCAAGGAGATGCAGGACGCAACCAAGAAAGAGGCAGCCAAGATCGATGCTGCCAGGGACAAAGCCGCCGCCGCGGGGGGTTTTGCCAAAAACCTAAGAGACCAGATTGAGGACGCCAAGGGTTGGGCGGCCGACTCGGATGCCAAAGCAATGCTCGAGGGTGCATCACTTGCGCTCAAGAGAGAGCTTCAAGCAGAATTTGGAACCGATGCCGTTCAGTTTGAGGGTGATTACATGGTTTTGGACGACGATGTGTACCAGGATAGAATGGGTAAGCTCAATGAAATTCTGAACAGACACTCAGATCCTGAAAAAGCCGCGGCAGCTGTGGAGAAACAGACGAAAGCATTTATTGCTGCTCAAAAGGCAAAGCTCAAAGGAATCGACATTGAAACTCTCAAGGGAATTAGGCTAAAAGCAGCAAAAGAGGGGCTCACAGGAACAGCAGTTGCTGGAATTGACAAGGCCCTGGAGGCCAGGCTTAGAATTACTGCAGAAGAAATGTTCAAAAACTCTGACAAGAGAGAACAAAGAATACAGCATTACGTCGAGCAGCAAATGAAGAAGATAGACAAGCAGGCCAGCGCAGCCAATACAGAAAAGAAGCTTGATGAGCTCACAGCACAGAAAAGACTCATGGATAGAATGAAGACGCTTACCAAGCTTCCCGAACAAATGAAAAAGATTAGAAAGCAATTTGGGAATGTAAGCGTCGAGTCTGTAAAAATTGATGCAAAAGACATTGTCTCAACTGCTAATGCAATCATGGACGGAATATCTGAGGCGTTCAAAGGCGTCTCAATTAGCGAAATTTCTCAAAAATCCTCCCAATCACTCACACGGCTTAAGGCAGCAGCAGGATTTGTGACCCCTGTTGTTGAATCGATGTCTGCGATACAAAAAGGATTGACGACCATAAACGGCATCATAAGTAAGACCAAAAATCTCCACAAAAGAGTACAATCAGGAGCATTTGCAAAATCGCTGTCAAAGGTCGCCAAAACACTCATGGGAATACCCGGAATTATTGTTGGAGTATTTAACGGGATGAACGGCGATGCAGTCCCACAGTGGGCTAAAGATGCTGCTTACGGAATGAACGTTCAAAGAGATTTGGGCGTCGAAATGGGTGAACTCTACCGAGAAGACGAGACGGGAAGGTCAGTTTATGATGCAGCAAAGAAAAGCGTCTCTGAAATGCTGATGACACTTTCAGGCTGGATCTCCCCTATAATGGGAGACATTAATGAGCTTGGGTCTCATATTGGAAAACTGTCGAAGCTGTCTTCCAGCTTTCCAAAGTTTACAAAGAAAAGCGCTCAAGCGCTGGCTGACAAAGTGGGCAGCGCATCTGGAGCCGTAAACACACTTATCGGTGAACTTACAGTAAAATCTTCTGTGGGCGGGAACACGTGGATGTCTATAGGCTCAGTCAAGAAAATGCTTCGAACTGTTAATGACAACTTGACCGAAACTGGCAAGGTTTTAGATACACTTAGGTCTACTTCTAGAAAGGCGGGTAGAATTCGATCGGGCAACATGAAAAGAATGGTCAAGATCGGAAGACAGATTGAGGAATTTACACAGAGCATGGCCCTAGCAAAATCAGTGATGTCTCAAAATGAGATGTCTGAGGTCAAGCCGATTTTTGATGCGCTGGCTCAAATGGGCGGAGGAAAAGTTACGATCGATCACAACTTGCCCGCAACACAGCTGAAGGTAAATGTTTATATCTCAGCCAAAGCGCTCGGAAACGCTGTGTCTAAGGTGGATCTCAAGCCTGGAGCCGCGAAGAGATACATACAGACCGGTGAAGGAAAGACGAACAAGTAAGAGGTGCTTGATGACAGAAGAAAAAACCATAAAAAAATTAAAAGAGGTGGGGGAGAAGCAAACTCCCTCCGGCAGTTCTGCCAGAATGCTTCTTGGAATCATTGAACGAAGCACACCCGACATGAAAAGGCGGCTATTGGCTCAAGTTGGCCCCGCAATGTCTTTTATTGAGCAGTTTGAGAACGCTTCCAAAGACCCTGAGTTTCTTGAGACGCTCATGAAGATGAAGGGAGCGGGTAAATGAGTCAAGAGGGGGTTGACGTCACAGAAGAAGAGCCTGTGGCCAGCGTCGAGACGCTTACTGAGAAGATGCGAAGGCTTCTACCACACCCATCAAAGTGGAGCGACGCGGGTGAGGCGCAGGGTTTTGACATTGTTGATCTAAGTGCACCCGAAGTGGATATCTCTCCAAAGGCGATATCTGCCGCCAGTTCTTATGTGGACCAAGAAGTGGGCTCTGGCCCTCACCGGCTAATGGGATACAAACCGCCCAGAAACTTCCTGGACGCGTCCGCAGACCACGAGGCCAACACAATTTTAACGTCTCACGGCGACCATGCTTTTTCTGATCAGTCTAAGGATTTGGGTGACAATTTTACGGCTTCTGGGCCGAGTGCCACCATATCGAACTCCGATGGAGAATCAGTCGACTTAGGGACGACTGTAATTGCACCGTACAATATTACGGGAGGCGTCGGGTCTGGCTTGGGAATAGACGAGGAGGTAGGGCTTCGTGCAAAGTCAGTGGTTGTTAGCTCTGAGACCAAAAACGGAAAAACAACTGCTGTCACTCCTGGAAAAATGCCGGAGGTCGAGAATGGGGTGGCATCCGCCCCCGGATCAGGAGCCGGCGCAATCGGAGCTGTGTCTGCCAAAGGCACCGAATTCAAGGTTCCCAAGCCGGGCGAGGCATCAACTTACAAAAGCATCGCAGACGCCATAAAAGACGACCCCAGCGGAATTTTAAACATCGTCCTCCAGATGTTGGAGGAAAAAAACATCTACACCCCTAGCGACTCTTCTCCTTTTTTCTCTGGGGGTAAAGACCCTGACGAGGCAACGCAGGGGCTTTTTACGATACAGCGAGAGCTAGGCCGGTTTCTACCAGATCAAGAGAATGCGTCAAGCCCATCAGGGACTAGAGTCACTTCCGAAGACATGAGGAGAATTGTCAAGTCTCTTCTCATGCAGGCAACGGGCGATTTTGATGGTGCTGAGGGTGTGCTTAGGGATCCAGATGCCAGCTTAGATGCAAATCCGCTGGAGCAGATAGGTCTCGCGGGAATTAACCTTTCTAAGCTCCGCCTGAATGCTTTGGGCTCGACGGACGCGACTGGGGAGGAAGTAGGAGACTATACAGAAAGAAATGCACCTATTCGCCTCAAGATATTTGGCGCATCAGGCCAAGACGAGTTCATAACTATTGAAAATCACAGGTCGATAGCATTTCGCGGCTTAGATGGTGAGCCTTACAACGGAACTTCTCACGGGCAGCTAAACAACTACCTGGAGCCGTTTGGGAACGGGGTGCTGTTCGATGCCCTCGGCATGCTCTTGCTTGCTGTTATTGCCTGTGTGACCATCATTGTCATTGGCTTGACCATACAGGGCATTTGTGAGATGGTTGGAAACACAGCCAAGGATTGGAAGACAGTCCCGCCAGAAAATTTAGAGTTGGGTCGACACAGAGTGTTTAAGCCGGGTGCCGGACAGAGCGCAATTGACTTTTTCGTGGAGGACTTTATGGGAATTCCCAACACCGACTACGATTTTGGTGATGCACTTGGCAACGGCATGCCGATGATGATGGGATTTCCTCCAGTAGGAATCGGGGAAATGGAGATGAATTTGGCTACAGGAGCGGGAATCCTAGACTTTGCCTTTAATTTGTTTTCTTCACCAGGGTACTATGCAAACTATTTGAGAACGATCGTCATGAGCGGCCAACAAGTGGGTGCAGCTTTCAGTCAAATAGGCGCAGGGTCGGCCACACAAGGATTCGAGAAATTCTTTTCTTCTCTAAAGAAAATTTTTGACTCAAAGGTCGTTCGTTTTGTGATGATTTCTGCTGGGGTGGGAGATGCTCAACTAAAGTCTGCGTACGGTGCACCCGGTGTGGGCCTCGAGGCCTCTCTCTACCAGCTAAAGGGCGTAAAGCTTTCTGTGAATCCGGGTGGAAAATCAGTAAAAATAGAATATGACGGTCAAGACGCGGCAAAGCCAAATTCTGGAAAGCTAAAAATCAACTCTGTCAACTCTTTGCGCGCTGTGGCACAGACTAGAAAAAATGTGTCGAGATGGAAAGGAAACTCTTCAAAAAATCCTCTGTCAATTAGCACGTTTCCGTCGAGCCAAGTTGCCGACACAAGGCTGTCAAGCTTGTCCTCAAGAAGGCGTCTTGTGGCATCTAAAGAGAATGTGCAGATGATGGAAGAAGCACTTGATGCCGAGTACATGCCCTTCTACTTTCACGACTTGCGAACAGATGAGGTTGTCTCATTACCAGCATTTGTCGAATTATACGATGAAAGCTATGCTCCAAATTACAATACGACGACCACGTACGGACGACAAGACCCGGTGAGAATATACGCAAGCACAGAAAGGACAATAAACTTGACTTTCAAAGTAGTTGCTTTTAGCGAAGAAGACTATACGACGATGTGGTACACAATTAATAAGTTTGTTTCAATGGTGTACCCCCAGGCATCTAAGGGAATTTCTAGAAAGCTAGACTCCGGAGGGAAGAAGATAGAGTTCATACAACCTTTTTCTCAAGTCCCGGCGGCGTCTCCGCTGATAAGAATACGATTAGGAGACTTGATGAAGTCTAACTATTCTACCTCTGGTTTGAAAAACATGTTCGGGTACTCAGCAGATTCGGAGTCGTTCAAAGCCGACGATACACAGACCAGCAAATCAGCACTCAAAAATGAGAAAGTCCTTGCAGAAAAAATTGACGAACTAAAAAAGAAGAACATGGGCCCTCTTGAACAGAAAGATCTGAACGTCGCCATCCAAAAAGGGCTTAGAAGAGCTGAGTTTTACGTAGGCTTTCCCATATCGTTCAAGATTGAAGAAAGCGCCCTGGAGGCCCTCGGGGCATTATTCGGCGGAGGCGGCAACGACAATTTGGACAAAGTCGCGACCCTAGATTTCACCGAGAAAAAAATAATTCCCAAGCCGTACACAATGTTGATTGCCAAAAAAGGCGGAAGTCTAGACGGTGCCTCCGGGAATTTCAAAGAAGACGAAGAGTTGAAAGGAGAATTTCAGCTCATTAACATCGCGGGCGACGTAGCCGACATTAAGCTAGAAAGTGTGCCGACAAGCATTTTTGATAAGCCTTCAGTCGATTTTGGTGCCAAGCACGAAGGCCAGCTGCTCAAGGACGCAAAAGAAGCTGCCGATTTTGAGGGTGTAGGCACAGCCAGCAAAGGATTCGCAGATCAGGCGACTGCATTTTTCAAAAGCGAAAACAACGCAATCGTTAGATCATTTGAGTCAACCCGAGGAAGAGGCCTCGCCGGGTTTATTGGATCTTTGTCATTTGACTATTCCACCTCAACGTGGTCAACAGAGCCCAACAAAAAAGGACCTAAGTCTGTGTCAATATCAATGACCTTCAATCCGGTCCACGACCTCCCGATCGGCTTAGACTCTGATGGTCGGCTTAGATCACTTGTGTACCCCATGGGAGACATTGTTGACCCGCGTGCTCTTACAGGCCAGTCCTTCGGAGAAGTTTACGACACGCCTCATGAGATCAATGATGCTACGTACGGAGACACTGTGCGCGCGCTTAGAAAATCTCGACTAGGAATAGACGAAGACAAGGGAAGCGGCGGCCCGTTTTAGAAGTGAGGTAAAATAAATGTCAGTCAGTAGATATGATCAAGATCTAACAGTCAGAAACGGAAAGCTCCTGGGAACTAATACGGGAATCACGAGGCTTAGGGACGCAATTAATGCGGGCGCAGTTAGCACTACTTCGAGAATTTTGGTGTCGTCGGAGCGACTGGACATCGTCGCACACAGACAGTATGGAGATGCTCGTCTTTGGTGGGTCATCGCCGCCGCTAGCGGTATTGGCTGGTGGCTCCAGGCACCACCGGGAACTAGGCTGGTGATACCTCTAGACATGGCAGAAGTAGAGGCAGTTCTGTGAGTCAGTCTGATCCTCGAAAGGCATACAATGCACTTGCAAAGTATTTTGGAATGCGTGCCAGAGATGCATTTTTAGACCCGCTCAAACAGTCTTCAGAGCCTAAGTCCTCTTCTGAATCGACTACCAGCTCTGATCCCATGGGGACAGCAGTAGAGGCAATTTTCAGTCAAGGGTTGAAATATAAATCAAACGCTCAGCTCGACGAAGTTATGAAGCAGCTTGATGAAAAAGTGGCAAACAAAACATTTTGCGTGACTACTAGTGATGGGTCTAAGTTTAGTAAAGTTCAGAATAAAGTAGGCAAGCCGGGAGACCAAGGAAATGGAGTCGCTCCAGGCGATGGCGCCGCCGGAAATTATAAGCTTAAAGACATTATGAACATCCCAGCAGGAAGTGACGCAAACGGCGAGACTATTGCGATCCAAGTTTTTCCGATTGCAACCGGCTTAGATGTGACAGACACAGAAATTGCCTCTCTCTATCTAAATTCGCTGTACACGCAGGCAATTTCACAAGCAGTTCCCTATCTAGACGTCAGAGTAATTGGAACCCCTATACTCGCCGACACTGGAAATTTTTCATACATGCCCCCAATGTCTTTGGGTAAGTTTTTGTCTAACGGAGGATCTGACACAGCAGGTGAAGGCACTCCCGATGCAATGCTTGCAAGCTTCGTGTCTGACTTCACGTCAGAAAAAAGAGAAGGCAAAGCTCCGCTATCAGTTGTGGCAGGCATGGAGGTGTTCACAACACCTCAAACTCTAGTCGATGCCAGTGATGTGGATTACACACGTGAAACAGGAGGACGAGTCGACGCTTTTCGCCCATTTATGGGAATACAGAGCTTAGAAGTTGCAGACGTTTTTGACGGAGGCGGAACAATTTCTTATAAAAGTGCTTCGATGAAAATAAAGCTGTTCGACAAGGGGCGGCTCTCAGAGGTGGCAGAGTTTGTGGCCCCTAGAAGAGACCCTAACGTTAAATTTGAAATTACATACGGGTGGTCCCACCCGGACGGGACAAACTTTTCCAGACCCTCAGACGCAGATGCAGTTACTAGAATCGGAAGAATGATTGACGCGATGAGGGTGACAGAAGTGTACACTCTTGTGAACAGCTCTTACTCCATTCAAGCAGACGGGACAGTTGATATAGACTTGACGCTCACCATGGATGGAAGGTCAGCCCTTGCTACAACTTCTATCGACTCGTTGTCGCTGCGCGGCACCGATACAATCGCGGGGGTGACAGTCATCAAGCTCGCAGAGAAGCTCGAGGACATAAAAAATGCACTCTTAGAGGCAAATTCTGGCGGGTCTACGAGAATAGATCTGCCTTTGTTTGTCCAGTCACCTGACGTCGACAGCATTGTGACAATGGATGCAGAAGCGCTCAAAAGCATACAGGCCTTTGCCAGCAAGCTTAAAAACAGCAAAGATCGTGATGTTAAAAAAGCAGGAGTTGAACTGTGGACAATTTTCAACAAGACGGGAAACACACGAGGAAAGCTTCGATCTAGCAGAGATGCTTCTGCAACAAAATTTATAAAAAAGCTTACATCAACTCCAGACCCTTTTATCAGAGGGGGGAAAGGTGTTACTGATGGGGAAATAAGAGCGGGTGGTGTCAAAGTCGATAAAGCCATAAAAGGCAGAGCAGCTCAAAAATATGTTTCTTACGGTAAGATTGTTTCTTTGGTGCTTGGCGAGGCCTTGGCCGGCAAGGGAGACTTGCAGTTAGTTTTTTCTTCCTTTAATCACAATGCTGCAGGTGTCTATGACTATAACATTGCGCAGTTTCCCATTCAAGTTGCTGACTTGACGACTGTCTTGAAAGCAGAGATGAAAAAGCGCACTTCTTTTACAGTCGACTCATTTATAAAGTTCTTGTCGGATAAATTTCTAACTTTTGATGGAGCAGAGGCATTTGGCAGATCTGATCTTGTCAAACCCAACTCTAGAAAAGAGGGACACGCCGTAGCAAAAAACAATACAATACAGAAATTAGTGGACTCAAAAGACCCGGCGGACCAACTAAAACTCCAGAGAATTGAGCGTGACAATCTAAATCGTCTATACGGCGGGGGTCGGTCTAACCCCACTTTTACAAAGCCTCGCGTCAACATGCGAATGGTGACAAAAAAGGCCGATGACGACGATTCGAAAACTGTGACCCGTATTTATTTTCAAGACCAAGCAGCTGGCCGACTTGTTTCTTCTGCAGAAGCTATTATGCAGCTCATCAGAGAGGGATCAATAGAGGCAGATGACTACAAGGGTGTGGACAAAAAATATCGAGGGCCCGAACACAATGTTGTGTATCAAAAAAACTTCGGGGGTCTGGAAAAAGAAGAAATTGTGGGCCCAATTCCCGATGAAGTCAAGCAGGCCATCATGGAAGAAGTCAATAAAGCTAAAAAGAAGCTTCCGAAAGGGGAGGCCGCGAAGATCGAAGCTAAGATTAACAGCTTCAAAGTGCTGAGAAAGCAGCCGGGCAATCTTCGTAAATTCTTTTTTGAAAATTCTCCGTATCTTCTTCACGGAACAGAGGCCTCAGGAATCATTGAGGCGGGTTTGAATTCTGAAGCGGATGAAAATTTGACAAATATATTTTTGGCCTCGCGGTATTCCGCAAAAAAAGATGCAAAAGCGCCTACTCCGGCATCAAACCTTCCCTTTCGAGTTCACCCAGCGTCTTTATCCTTGGTGACGTATGGATGTCCATTTCTAAACTTGACACAAAAATATTTTATAGACTTTGGGACAAATACGACACTCGATAACTACTACGTCTGCACCAGCGTTACCCACACAATAGGCCTCGGAGAGTACAAGACTAGCGTAGAAATGAGACCACAAGACGCATTTGGATCATTTGCTAACATTTCCAAGATGGCAGACGATATTTTCATAAAGTCATTCCTGGCAGCCAACAAAATACCCCCACCCAAAAAGCGCCGGCGTCGCAAGAAGAAGAAAGCCAAGAAGTAAGTCAATCAAATTCTGAACTATTTGCTTGAAATTACAATAATGACATGTGATTGTGTACCAACAAATAAGAAACACACGTGTCTGTCTTTTTAGAGTTGAAACCACACCAGATGTGTCTGTTTCCTGGGAAAGTACGTGTGAATTCCTAAAGATCGCATTTGGCAAAGATGTTGATCACATACCGAAGCCCGTCAAGAACATGTGTGATGCCGTCGGATTAGATGACTGGTCTTTTTGGCCTACTTTGCTTCCTGCGCAAACAAGAGAACAAATAATTGCAGACAGGAAGGCGGATCTTCTAAACGCAGTTTCACACACAGGGAACTACATCGAAACTTGGTTGAAAATTAGAAGTTTTCTCGACAACTTAGGAACACCCGACCTTGACGAAAGCATGCTCCGACAGGCAGTTCCCAAGAATCACAAAAGCCTGTTTGAAAAAATTAGAAAAGGGGACACAAAACCGAGATACAATACGAGTGGAACTTCTACAGGACGTCTAACTATTACCTCGGGACCCAACTTTCTAACGCTGCCCAGAGAATCCAGAAATGCCCTTAGAGCAACTCAAAAGGGATCGTCCATATATTCTATCGATTTCACGTCTTTGGAACCCAGAGTGGCCCTCTGGATGTCTTCTACGAAACACCCAGAAGAAGATGTATATGCAACTGTCATGGAAATGTGCGACATATCCGATCGTGCTGTTGCAAAGCTAGCTACACTGTCTTCTCTTTATGGTGCCGGGGTTCAAAGGTTGTCGGTGACAATCGGAAGTCAAAAAAGAGCAAAACAGCTAATAGAAAGAGTTTCTAATTTCTTTGAAATTCCAGAATGTGCTAAGCGCCTAGAACATCAAGCAGCTAATGGATGTGTTGTCAACTACTTTGGAAGACCTCTGTTTGAGGCAACAAAGCAACCCAGGGTGAGAGTCAATCATTACATACAATCAACCGCAGCAGACTTGGCAAACTTGCTGTTCGCCGAGCTCTGCAAAAACAACAAAGAGGTCACCCCTCTAGTCTTGATACACGATGCTTTGATCGCAGAAGTACCAGACGAATCAGCAGTCCAATTTTTTGATCATTGTAAGAACATTTCTTACGACGGGTTTGACTTTCCAACAAAAATTGAGCGAATGAATATTTAGTCTATAGGAGATCTCATGAAACACTCAACGCTTAAGAAAAAAATAAGACAAACGATTATTGATCTCATTAGAGAGCAAAATGAGCCCAACAAGCCTGAAGAGGCGAAACCTGAAGAGGCAAAACCTGAAGAGGCGAAGCCTGAGAAAGAAGGCGGATCAAAAATAATCACAAAGGGTGCTTACGGAGGAGGAAGATTCAGTCAAATGTTTAGTGCGACTGAGTCTAGGGCGTCAAAAGACCCGAGAGGGCTTCTGGACGACTTGGGTATAAAAAATGCCTCCGGAGGAGATGATTTGTCAAAAGCTGAAAGCATCATATCACAGGCAATTGAAGCCAACGAGCTGATGGAAAGAGCATTTTCCGAGCCTAGCACTTCTAAGATTGACGGGGTAGAGGCTGTGAGCTTTCAACCGTCTGGAGACCTAACCTCTAGAGACGCAACTAAGTACATTTATCTGACTCTTCTTGCTGCTGAAAATGCAGGAATGCTCAGCCTCAAAGAGGGAATAAAGTTTTTACCTAGACAAAAAGTAAGTGTTCCGACAATAGTTTCTTTGTAAATTCTTGATCATGATTCTATAATCTGTTTATGGATAATGATGCAAAACAAATTATGAACACTTACGAAAAATACGTTTCTCTCCTGAGAAAGTTTTTTCCAAATTCTCACAGCGCAATTGAAAAGCTAGAGGCTGACATGGGTGAGAGGCTCGCACTTGCGCCACGTGACACTCATCCAGAAAAGGGTGGATTTCCGGGCGGGCTGGTCAAATTTGCCCTTATGACAGCAAATCACTGTAAGGCTTTTAGTGCGAATGTTGATGCTAAAAAGTTAGCTAGGGTCGCGCTAATACACGAGCTTGGACGATTAGGAGATCCAGAGCCCGAAATGGAGCTTTATGTTTCTGAAGAGTCTGATTGGCATCGAGAAAAACTAGGGCGTCATTACAAATACAACGAAAATTGTCCTAAAATGTCTGTCGCTCACAGAACTCTGTTCTATATTGCACACTACGGCTTTGAAGTGTCTAAGGACGAGTGGATTGCAATTGCAACTTCTGCTGGGTTTCAATATGACGAAAATCGCTTTTATGCAAATGAAATTTTGCCCCTGCCTCAAGCACTGCATACATCAAAAACTTTCGCTTTGAATGACCTAATGAGTAAGAAGTAGATATTTAAAAGTATGCGAAGAAGACTTTGGGATTACGTGAGCTGGATGTTGAAAGAGGCATCTTCGAAAGAAGACGATCTTCTGACAGAGCCTGATCTTTCTGAGGAAGACGAAGAAGAGCAAGAAGAGGTAAGTGCTATCAGCACTGGGGGCGGGGCATTGCAAAGCACCGGTGCAATTAGCGGAGTTACTACACCTTTAGGCACCGACGCAACTTATCCTAATTCAAGAGTTGGTCATCGCAAGACTAAAAAGTCAAAGTAAAATTTGAATATTATCAATTTGTTTTTTATTATTTGTTTGAAATAGCATGTTGCATTTTGCAATTCATGAATTTGCCAATTACAATTTTGGAGGTTAGAAAATGGCAGTTAATTTAGAAGCGCTTCAAAAGAAGCTAAACCAGCTCAGCGGACAAAACTCTCGAAAGAATGTTATGTGGCGTCCACCTGAAGGTGAAGAGACAGCAATTCGAATCATCGCTTTTCCTGACAACGATGGACAACCATTCAAGGAGCGATATTTTTACTACGGCATCGGATCGAACCCGGGTCTTTTGGCACCTTACCAGTTCGGTAAGCCTGACCCCTTTCAAGATCTTATCAACAAGCTTCGATCTGACGACACAAAAGAATCTTATGAGCTAGCAAAAAAGCTGTATCCTAAGATGCGATCCTATGCGGCTGTTATTGTCCGCGGAGAAGAAGACAGAGGAGTACGGCTCTGGTCGTTCGGAAAGATGGTCTATCAAGATCTGCTAAAGATTATGCTAGATTCAGACTACGGAGACATTACAGATGTCAACGAAGGTTTTGATATTAAAGTGAGCTGTCAAAAGCAGCCCGGCCGAAAGTGGGCTGAAACTTCTGTGCGTCCACGTCCTAAAGCCACAGCACTTTCGTCTGACAAGAAGCAGATCAAAGAGTGGAAGGATAATATTCCCGATCTTGATGAAATGTATTCTTGTAAATCCCATGACGAACTTGAAAAAATCATTAATGCGTGGCTGGAAGACCCGAATGACTCTGAAGGGTCTTATCGCGGAACAAGCAGCTCAAACAGCTTTTCAAACAGTAGCTCGAATACACAAGGCGAGTCTTCAAGTCAGGGAAGCTCTAGCACCATAAAAGACTTAGATGCAGCATTTGCTGATCTAGAAAATCTATAGTGCTGTAATTTCTTTATTGAGGAAGGGGCAGCACGCAATTGCGTGCTGCCCTTTTTTTTGTTTATTAGATAACACATCTCTATAATTCAAAAAAGGAGTAAAAAGTGTCATATCTAGGTTACGCAGGAGTGATAAGCGCGTATTGCTCAATGATAAAAGATCCCTGTATTTTAGAGATTGGGGTCGACAGAGGACAGACATTGCTGCCATTAGTGCGCAATGTAGGTCTATTGAGTCGTAATTTCAAGTATGTGGGCATAGATGTTAGACAAGACACAACCCTGATGGAACAGCTCCATGCGATGAAAATACCACTTTATCGAGACACAGAAGAGGCCAAGCAGAGCAAGATGTCTTTGCGCGAAACGTCAGAGTGGAACATCGCTTACATCATTAACAACAGCCTCACTGTTTTGCCTGTGCTTGAGGGGCTAAAGTTTGATGTGATTATGATCGACGGAGATCACAACTATGTTACTGTTTCGAAAGAGTTGAAGTATGTCGAAAAGCTTTGCTATGATTCTACAATTATAGTCATTGACGACTATAGCGGAAAATACTCAGAATACGACATGTCGTATTCTGAGAGAGAGACGCACGAAGGCAATGATTTTCTAGAAAAAACTGGCGACATCAAGGGAAAAACTGGAGTCAAAACTGCAGTTGATGATTGGCTAAAAGAGTCACCTCACTGGAAAATGCTTACAATACCGGAACATGAACCTGCAATTTTGACAAAAAGCCATGTAAATCTATCTCTAAAAACAAATTCACCTTGGCTTTACGATAGCGGATTATACTATGAGTCACAGCTAGGGTTAGGTCGGTTTGTAGAAGATGCCGCAACACCTCTGTCGCAAGGAAAAACCTTAGCGGTCGATTTTATCCCTTAGTAGTCGGCCTCTAACAGAAAAAGCATAGCCGAAACGGAGAATGTATATGCCAAAAAAGAACGAAAACCCTATGGATGACTTTACAGAAGATCTCATAAAGTCAATTAACAAAGATCATGGATCAAAAATTGCTTACAACTTAGAGCATGATGTTTCACCTACACATGTAAGCAGATGGATAAGTACAGGATCTAGACAGCTAGACTATATTATCGCAAACAGAAGAGATGGCGGACTTCCAGAAGGGAGAATTGTAGAAATATTTGGCCCACCATCGATTGGCAAATCACACATTGCAATTCAGATTGCGAGATCAACTCAAAAAATGGGTGGGATCGTTGTCTATATTGATACTGAGAATGCGACCAGCGTGGAAAATCTTTCTTTGCTAGGCGTCGACATTAGTAAAAGATTTGTGTATGTCGACACTCACTGCACTGAAGAAGTGCTGTCGATCGCTGAATCAACTATTATGAAAGCGAAGGCAATGGACAAAAACATACCTGTGACCATTGTTTGGGACTCAGTTGCAGCATCTTCTCCCAAGGCAGAACTAATAGGAGATTATGACAAGGATTCTATCGGACTCCAGGCTCGAGCAATATCTAAAGGAATGCGAAAGATTACGGGTGTCATCGCCAATCAAAACGTTTTGTTGATATGTCTGAACCAGATAAGAACTAAAATTGGAGTTATGTACGGAGATCCTACTACTACTCCCGGAGGAAAGGCAATCCCATTCCACTCATCTGTAAGAATTAAGCTAGGTGCTGGCCAGAGAATTGAAAACAAAGACAAAGAAGTCGTAGGCATTCATGTCTCTGCAAAGACAATTAAAAATAAAGTTGCAGCGCCCTTTAGAACATGTAATTTTGAGATTCACTTTGGAATAGGCATCAAAGAGCATGAGCAGTTGTTCGATGTTCTTCGAAAGCATGGAGCAGCAACTGTAAACGGAAAAGTAATATGCATTTCAGGTACGGGTGCATGGAAAAATCTTGCTGTGTCTGATGCAAAGACAGGTGAAGTGATATTAGAAAAGAAGTTCTATAAATCAGATTTTGACGATGTGCTAAAAGACTCACAATACAATCAGTATCTTGAAGATCTAATTGAAGATGCATTTATCAAAAAAATGTCTCCCGAGGGCACAATTGATATCGATGAAGAGTCTTACGAAGAGGTTAGAGCAGTTTCTCTAGAGCTAGAAGAATCATTAGCAGACCTAGAGGGATAAATGCCAGACAACCCTGTTATTATCGTCGACGGCCTGAACGTGTTTATGCGCCACTTTTGTGCTAATCCGTCCATGTCTGACAATGGAGATCATGCAGGTGGCTTTGTCGGATTTTTGGGTGGCTTAGGCAGCTTGTGCGAGAAGTTCAGCCCTAAGAAAGTAATTGTCGTGTGGGAGTCTGGAGGAAGTCTAAGAAAAAGAGCAATCTCAAGCAGTTACAAGTCGGGAAGGAGGCCTGCAGCCCTCAACAGATACTATGAAGATGACATTCCTTCAACAACTAAAAATCACATGGATCAAGTGTCTCTTCTTGTAAGTGCACTCGGAAATTTGCCGGTTACTCAAATCTATGTTAGAGGGTGTGAGGCAGATGATGTAATTGGATACCTAGCTAGATACACACACAGTGATGATAAAATTATCATAGTGTCGTCTGACAAAGATCTGTATCAGCTTGTGGATGATCGAGTTGTTCAATGGTCTCCCGGGCAAAAAAAGACAATAGATAAAAGCTATATTTTTCAAAAATTTGGAATTTCATCTGAGAATTTTATTACTGCTAGGTGTTTTGTAGGTGACTCTAGCGACAACATTCCAGGAGTAAAAGGTGCGGGATTCAAAACACTTTCAAAGTGGTTTCCCGCGCTCGCAGAAAGCAAATTTATTTCTCATAACGACTTGGTTGACATGGCAAAAGATCTTCTCGCGACAAAAAAGGGAAAGACAATACAGCAAATATCTGAAGCTAGAAGTCTTGTGTCAAAAAACTGGAAGTTGATGTACTTAGATACTTCTAGACTTGCAGCAGATCAAATTCAAAAAATTTGCGGACAACTTGAAAATATGGGAAAAACCAATAAAATGTCTTTACTGCGTCTAATGGCACAGAATGGCATGAAAAACTTTGACATTAATCGACACTTTGTCGCAATAAATTCAGTGAGGTATCGTGGCTATCAAGAATGAGTTCATGAGAGAGATTATAGAGAATACTGATGGAGTTCATCACTTTTCTCACCACGGAAAAAGCTTTCAGGAGAAAATATTCCAAGGCTTAGTATCAGATAATCAGTGGGCGAGTCAAATGGTGGAAGTTATGCGCCCAAACTTTTTTGACATTGATTATTTGAGATTTTTAACAGAAAAGTATTTTGCCTACTATAACAAGTATCGGTGCTTTCCAACCCTCGGTCTGCTAGTAAACGTTATCAAAGAAGAGCTGACAGACGGCACTGACGATGTTCTTCGCGACCAAATTATTGAATTTCTACTTCGTGTTCGGGCCAACCCAAATCCGGGTGATATTGGGTACGTAAAAGATAAAACTTTAGACTTTTGCAAAAGGCAGGCTTTCAAGGGCGCTCTAGAAAAGTCTGTTGACCTAATTGAAGGTGAAAACTTTGAAGAAGTTATTGACTTGATGAAAAACGCAGTCTCAGTTGGAATGCAAAATTCAAGCGGTCATGACTTTTTTGAAGACATAGAAGCACGCTTTGTAAAGATCAACAGAAATGCTGTTCCAACTGGTTTTGATAGACTGGACAAGAAAGATATTTTCAAAGGCGGGCTGGGACGAGGTGAAATTGGAGTTGTCACTGCTAATACTGGGGTTGGAAAGTCACACTGGCTCGTAGCACTAGGTGCTAATGCAATGCGCGCCGGAAAAAATGTCCTCCACTATACATTTGAGCTGACAGAAACAGCCGTAGGAATCAGATATGACAGCAATCTGTGTGGAATCCCTAGCAACGATGTGCAAGATAGAAAAGATCTAGTTCATGGTGTGTACAAAGACAAGGAATTGGGTCGTCTAATCATCAAGGAGTATCCTACAGGCAGTGCATCAGTAGTCACTCTGAGGAATCACATAGAAAAGCTGACACTGAAAGGTTTCAAGCCTAACTTGATTATAATTGACTACGCAGACATTATGAAGTCCACACGGTCTTATGACAGTCTTCGGCATGAATTGAAGCTAGTTTATGAAGAGCTTCGTAATCTTGCAATGGAGCTGGACATTCCAGTGTGGACAGCATCCCAGGCAAACAGAGACAGCGCACAGTCAGATATTGTAGGACTGGAAAATATGTCCGAAGCGTATGGAAAAGCAATGGTCGCAGATGTGGTCGTGAGCCTTTCAAGAAAAGCCGCAGAAAAATCTACAGGGTTTGGCAGGCTCTTTATTGCAAAAAACAGAGCAGGAAAAGACGGAATTGTGTTTCCTATTTCAATTGACACATCAATGTCTCTGTTTAGCATTCTGGACGAGAATTCAATGTCACTTAGCGAAGCAACTGCCGCTTCTAACAGCGAGGCAAAAGCCGCTCTTTTAAAGAAGTGGAGAGAAGTAAAAGGTAACGAAGAAGAAGGCTAGCACCCATTATGAGAAAAGACTTTGTAGAAAGTAACATTTTCAATTCACAATTTTGCGGTCTAATTCTAGAATCTAAAATGACGTGTTATAAATGTTGAGGAAGATAAATGTCGACGTATGATGAAGCATATAAGAAAAGTTTAGAGTATTTTGGCGGGGATGAATTAGCAGCCAATGTCTTTATTACAAAATACGCCCTCACTGATAAATCGGGCGAAATACATGAGCAAACACCGGATGAAATGCATCGCAGAATGTCCCGAGAGTTCGCAAGAATAGAGTCAAACTATCCAAACCCAATGACAGAAGATGAGATCTATGACCTCCTAGCTCACTTCAAGCATGTTGTTCCTCAAGGTTCACCAATGTCAGGAATTGGAAACCCACACCAGATTCAGTCACTTTCTAACTGTTTTGTAATTGAATCCCCGTATGACTCTTACGGAGGAATTCTTAAGACAGATCAAGAACTAGTTCAAATAGCAAAAAGAAGGGGCGGAGTCGGGTTTGATTTGAGTACAATTAGACCTAAGGGGCTGTCAACAGGTAATTGTGCCAGGACAACTGACGGCATCGAAGTCTTTATGGACAGGTTTTCAAATTCATGTCGAGAAGTAGCACAAGGCGGCCGGCGAGGAGCCTTAATGTTGACTATTTCTGTGCATCACCCCCAGATTCAGGATTTTGTAAAAATAAAGAGAGACTTGACAAGAGTAACAGGCGCCAATATTTCAATTCGTCTTACAGATGAATTTTTAGATGCTGTCAAAAATGAGTCAAGTTTTCAGTTAAGATTTCCTGTGGAAAAAGATGCAGATCACCAAGTTACACATAGTGTTGATGCTCGAGACTTGTGGACAGAAATTATTGAAAGCGCACACGCGTCTGCTGAGCCCGGGCTTTTGTTTTGGGACACAGCAAAAAAAATGACACCGTCAGACATTTACGCAGATGAAGGGTTTGGATCTTCTTCAACTAATCCGTGCGGTGAGATTATCTTGAGCCCATATGATAGTTGCCGCCTAATATTAGTGAATCTTTTATCGTTTGTTGAGAACCCGTTTACACATGAGGCTTCTTTCAACTATGAGCTCATGTCCGACGTGACTCAAAAAGCGCAGCGATTGATGGACGATATGATTGATCTAGAGATTGAACAGGTGGAAAGAATACTTGATAAAATTGAAAGTGATCCCGAGCCTGATGCTGTAAAACAAATTGAAAAAGACTTGTGGGAAAACATAAAGACACAAGCAACTCTAGGTAGAAGAACTGGCTTAGGAGTGACAGCAGTTGGTGACACTCTAGCTGCTCTAGGACTAAAGTACGGGTCTGAAGAATCAGTCACCACCGTCGAAGAGTTTTACAAAACTTTGGCAACTAGTGCCTATCGCTCTTCCTGTGTTATGGCAAAAGAGAGAGGAGCGTTTAAAGCTCACAACCACGACAAAGAAAGAGGACATCCTTTCTTAGAGCGAATTTGGGAAGAAGCACCTGATGTCTATGAAATGAGCAAGAAGTACGGCCGTCGTAATATAGCGCTAACCACTACAGCGCCTGCAGGATCTGTATCAGTTCTGACACAGACAACTTCTGGAATAGAGCCTGCTTTTATGCTTCACTACACGAGGCGCAAAAAACTTACTGAGAATGATGTCGATGGCCGTGTTGATTTTATCGATGACAGTGGCGACCGATGGCAAGAATACAGCGTTTATCATCATGGCTTTAAGAAGTGGATGAATACTTTGTCTGTCGACCAAGTCGAAACGATAAGCAACGAGAAGCTCGTTGAGATGAGTCCATATAATGGTGCAACTGCAAACGAAATTGACTGGGTGCAAAAAGTAAAAATGCAAGCTGCAGCTCAAAAGTGGGTTTGCCATGCAATTTCTAACACAACCAATCTACCTGCTGACATTGACATTGAAACTGTAAAAGATGTGTATATGACTGGGTGGGAGCTAGGGTGCAAGGGAGTAACAGTTTACAGAGACGGATCTCGTGCAGGTGTTCTAGTAGCTTCAGACAAAAGTGATGAGGTAAAATTCAAAACCCACTCAGCTCCACCGCGCCCTGATCAACTAAAATGTCACATTCATCATGCAACCATTAAAGGTGAAGCTTGGACAATTCTTGTAGGTCTACTTGATGGTAGACCTTATGAGGTAATGGGAGGCCTCCAGAAGTACATAGAGATTCCCAAGAAATATAAAAAAGGAACAATCATAAAGCATCACTACAAGTCAAAAAACTCTCGCTATGATCTTGTTATTGGAAAGAATGGAGACACTCTAATCATAAAAGATCTTGTTGACGTGTTCGACAATCCTAATCATGCTGGGTTTACAAGGACAATTTCACTAGCTTTAAGACATGGTGCTGCTATCAACTATGTTGTCGAGCAGCTGCAAAAAGATAGAGAAATGGACATGTTTTCATTCTCTAAGGTGATTGCTAGAGTTTTGAAAAACTATATCAAAGATGGAACAGTGCCTGGAAAGACTGTTTGTGAAAATTGCGGGGCTGAAAACTCTTTGACTTATCAAGAGGGGTGTGTCACGTGTACAGCATGTGGATCAAGTAAGTGTAGCTAGTTATTTATAGGAATGATGATGTACACAACTAAGTTGATTTGGCATAAAAAAAGTGACAAGAGAGAAGATGACATTCTTTTGGTGTATTCTTGGCCTAACTTTCGAGAGCTTTTGCAGCTAAGAAGATTGGCACAGGACAAAAAAAATCAAAAGTGGTATGTAAGAAGCTGTTCAATTGACGATAACGACACTTGTGAAGTTTTTGGTGACAAGTGGTATTACGAAACATTGCACGGATTTGACACTGTGAGAGAATTTTGCAATTGGCTGGAGGAAAAGGTTTATGTTGACAAAAGTAGCTGTTAGTAGTCTAATCAAGGAAGTAGAGCTAAGAAAAAATCCTGTAGTGATCAGAGTCAATAAATTTGACGAAGAGAGCGCTGAAAAGTTTATAAAGCTAATGAGCCAGGCACACAACACAGGGCAACCTGTGATTCCAATCATTATTGATTCTTACGGTGGTCAAGTATATTCACTGATGGCCATGATTGCAGCAATAAAAAATTCTGAACTTCCTGTTGCCACAATTGTACAGGGAAAGGCAATGTCTTGTGGTGCAGTCTTAACAACGTTTGGCGAAGAGGGTAGAAGATTTGCTGACCCTAACGCAACTATCATGATTCATGACGTGTCTTCTATGGAGTGGGGGAAGGTTGAAGAGCTCAAAGCTAGCGCAAAAGAAGCTGATAGACTGAATGACACTATCTACAAGATGATGGCACAAAATTGCGGCAAGAAGGACGATTATTTCTTAAAGATCGTTGACAAGAAGAAGCACGCAGATTGGTTCATTGATGCTGAAGAAGCAAAAAAACACAACATTATTAATCATATGCGCGTTCCAAAAATGAATATCAACGTGAGCGTGGATATTGACTTTGAATAGGAGAAAAAATTGTCACATAACAACACTGTGCTTGTCGTAGGAACAGGTACGATCGGGGAGCCTCTAATTGGGCTTCTTTGTCGCCTAAAGAAAAAGCTTAAAATTGATGAAATAATATTTCACAAGAGAACACCTCTTGTTGACGAGATAGCAAAAGTTGAAAGCTTGGTTTCTATGGGAGCCAAATTAGCAGTAAACAAAGGGTGCGAAGAAAAATTTGCAGAATTTGGTCATAAAGTTTCGTATACGTGGGAGAAAGCGCTCAAGCGGTCAAAAGTAGTCATTGACTGCACACCTGCGGGAAACGAGAATAAAGAAAAGTTCTATCAAAAATACAAAGACAAACTTTTTATAGCCCAAGGAAGCGAAAAGGGGTTTGGAGTTCCTTATGCTCTAGGATTGACAGACACAAAAGTTATGGAAAAAGAAGAAGGGTATGTGCAAGTAGTGAGCTGTAATACTCACGCGATAGCCCGTCTAATCAGCGCAGTGTCAGAAAATAGTCCTGCATCAGTATCGTTTGGAGATTTTACATGTATTAGGCGATCTAATGATGTAAGTCAAGACAGCGGCTTCTCGCCCTCGACTTCAGCTGGCAAGCACAGCGATTCTGAGTTTGGAACTCACCACGCCAAAGATGTAAATGATTTGTTTGACCACGCACTTCCTATGCCAATTTTTTCAAGTGCTCTCAAGACAAATACACAGTACATGCATGCAATTAGATTTTCCATAAAGCTTCCTGAGTCGCTTACAAGAGAAAGTGTCCTTCAGCGACTTCGAGAAGATGAGTTTGTTTGCATGACAAAAAAAATGTCTGCAAATCAAATTTTTTCTTTTGGGAGAGATCACGGATTCTACGGTAGAATTTATTCACAAACTGTTGTGTGTGAAGACTCAGTCGAGGTTTTCCACTCAGAACCTTATGTTTCAAACATAGTGGGTGTAGCATTTACACCACAGGATGGCAACTCTTTGATGTCATCAGTTGCGATGTGTTTGTACGGTCTTCACGGTAGTGAGGCTCTTCATGAAAGCACTTATATTCCGCTTTTGAAAGATATGATGTTACAGAACGTGTAATAAGTCAGAAAACATGATATTATTACCTTCTAGGAGGTAAAACATGTGGCAACCACCAAAGTCTCCTGTAGGCTTAATTCAGGAAGAATTGTGGCCTGACGAGTGGAAGATTCTAATTTCTTGTCTGATGCTGAACCAGACAACAAGAAAGCAAGTCGACAAAGTAATTTGGAAATTTTTTGACAAATGGCCAGATCCACATAGTTTAATGTCTGCAAACGTAAAAGA